CGGTGACTACATCCGGCTCATCGGTATCAGCACGACCCAGTACCTCGTGTGGGGCTACGGCTCCGCCACCGGCAGCGAGGCGACGCCGTTCGGGACGAGCTAATCCATGGCGGCGAAGACGACACGCAAGCCCATCACCGTCGCCCCGGAGCCCGAGCCTCAACCGCTCGCGGTTCCGGGGGAAACCTGGGACCAGAAGCAGATCGACGGCTATCTCGCCGCGTGGCGAGCCAAGAGCAAGGGGGAACGGCGGGGGCTTCGGCTCCTGCCGCCCCTGCTCGTCAAGGGGCCGGACGGCATGTTCGACCTCAATCAAGGGGAATACGTCGATGCCGATGAATCAACTTGACCGATCGATGGGCGTGGCCGGGGGAACCGGTCAGCCCATCCCCGGCAACCCGGAGTTGGCGTCGTACCGCAACTCGCCCCTGATGCAGCGGTACGCGCCGCCATCGCCCGGCATCGGACAGGGCGGTCCGCAGCCCATGACGCCATCCCCGTACAACGACGCGATGGGGCAGCCGCCGATGGGCGAGAACACGATGGACATGCGGCAAATCCTGCCAATGCTGCTCATGTTGCTCGCGCAGGGCGCGCAAGCCCGGCAGCAACCCGGCATCGACGCGATGGCGGCAGCCGCGCCGCAAGGGAACCCGTTGCTCGGCTTGTTCGGCGGACAGTAGGAGTACACCGTTGGCAAAGAAGTCAGCGAAAACAAATCTCCCTCAGCGCGTCTATGTCGGGCCGCACGTCTATTCCATCGTGCGCGAACAGGACATCAAGAGCGACGAGGGGAGGGCGCTATGGGGGCAAACCCGCTACGCGAAGCATCAAATCGCCGTAGACGTGAATGCTCCTGATGACCGCGCCATCGAAACGTTCTTTCACGAGTGCCTGCACGCCATCGCCGCGACTTGGACCGTTCGACTGAAGGAGCGCGAGGTGGTCGCGCTAAGTCATGGCATCGTGGACTTCCTCAAACGAAACCCCGATGTCTGCGCGCTGTACGCGAAGAAATCATCTATGCCGTGACCGAGACGCTCGTTTCGTTTCTCCCTGATCATCTGCAACGGATTCCGCCCGCTCCCAGCGCGCCGGACGATCCGCTTGCCGATCAGAAACGAGCGGACTACCTGAAGTGGCGCGACGATGCGTACCGCTACCGGGTGCAGCGGGTGTGGGAGTGCTCACAGTACCCGGACCTCATCCCGATCGAGCGGTACTACTGCTCACAGGACTTCGCCTACTGGCTCACGATCTACGGCACGATCTTCGAGCCCCGGCAGGACCGCAACGCCCTCGGCGGCGGCAACCTCCCCTTCCTCCCGTTCGCCAAGCAGATCGACATGATGCGCTGGGCCGAAGGCTGTCTCACGGCCAAAGGCCCGGAAGCGGACGGCATCGTCTCCAAAACCCGCGACGTGGGCGCGTCCTGGATGTTCTGCGCGTGGGCGCTGCACGGCTGGCTGTTCAAGAACCCGTGGAACGTGCTGCTCATCTCCCGGCGCGAGGACCTGGTGGACTCCAAGAACCACCGTTCCCTCTTCGCCAAGATCGATCGCATGTTCTGGGCCTTGCCTGAGTGGCAACGGCCCGCCGGATACGACCCGGACAAGCACCGCCAGAAACTCTTTATGCTCAACCCGGAGAACCGCAACGAACTCTCCGGTGAGTCCACGACCAGCAAGGCGGGACGCGGCGACCGCGTGACGTGGGCGGCGATCGACGAAGCCGCGCTCGTGCCTGACCTGCTCGACATCTGGAACGGCATCGCCGCCACGACCGGTCACCGCTTCGGCGTCTCCACCGAGCATCTGACGGAAGGGCCGGACTTCTACAACCTGCGCACCGGTACCGACATGGAGCACCGCCCGGCGCTCTTCGAGATCGACTGGTGGGACAACCCGCTCAACGACGATGCCTACTTCGAGGGCGAGAAGGTCCGCTACGCCTCCCGGCCAGCCGACTTCGAGCGCGAAATCCTGCGCAACCCGCACGCCGGGGATTCCGGCTGGGTCTACCCGACCTCGTGGGACCCGGAGTTGGAACCGAACCCGCTGATCGACGTGCTCCCGATGGGCGCGACTTACGTCATGTGCGACCCCGGCCAACTGGACGAATGCGCCATCGGCGTCCTGCAAGAGGACGACGCGGACGGCACGTACAACGTGCTCGACTTCTACCAGAACCGGGGCGTGGACGCGCCGTTCTACGGGACGTTGTTGTCCGCAACACCGGACGAGGAACGCTACCCCGGCATGTACGGCGAACGTGAGTACGCCTTTATGGACCTGTTGAAGCGCATCCCTGCCCCAACCTACGTGGGCGACACCTACGGCGACAGCAGTAACGGCGTCACGATGGACACGTTCTACACCGTGTTCGCCACCTTCAAGAACCCGCAGGGGCAGCCGATCCTGTTCAACCGCAACCGCCACAACGAGAAGGACAAGGGGATGTACATGAAGTCCCTGGTCTCCTTCAAGGGACGGCGCGAGAGCCTCACCGAGTACGTGCGGCGAATGCGCTTCTCCGGTGCGGCGGGCGCGATCTTCGCCCACAAGTGCCTGAAGAACAACCGCTTCAAGCCGCAGGATAAGCCGGGGCTCTCCGAGATGAAGGTCCCGCTCCACGACTGGACCAGCCACGTCGTCACGGCGCTGGAGTTCTGGGCGGTCTACAAGCGGAGCCGGAGCAAGTTGCTTCAGGTGGCGTCGCAAAACCGTGATAAGAAGCCACAGCACGCCACGCTCTACACGAAGAAGTCCTCGCTGATCGCGCCCAAGCACCGCGCGACGCTCTACACGGGAGGCCGGTAAATGGTCAACTCGTTCGTGCCACCGCCTCCGTTCCAACCGGCTCCGCCTGGCGGGATGATGGCGCAACAGACGCTCAACCCGGTCGCCCTCCTGGACGCCTTGAAGCAACTTGTCCCCCAGGCGGAGTTACCCGGTCCGCGCTACCCAGCGAACTACGTCCAGCCGAAGAAGCCGGACCCCAAGCGCATCAAGCAGCAGGCCGACGAACTCTACCGGCAGGGTGATCTCTGGCGGAACTTGCTGGAGATCACCGCCGCGTGGATCCGGCTGGAAAAGACCGGCATCTTCGAGGAGGACCTGGAGGACCGGCGCCACGGGCTCCAGGAAGAATTCATCTCCCCGATGATGCGGCGCAAGCGCGACGCCTTCATTACCCGGATCGCGTCAACCAAGGTGGGCGTGCGCAAGAACGTCTACGCCGACGAGTTGCGGCGTAAGGCGCAGTACGTCGAAGACGCCGCCGTGTGGCTGATGAAGGAACTGGAGTGGCAGCACGCGGCCGGCGGCAACCGCCCGATGCGGCTGGACGAGGCGGAGATGTTCACCGACCGCGGCATGTACTGCTCGCGCCAGGTGCTCGACCCGTCCGATCCCGACATGCCGATCATTCTGTCGTTGATCGAGCCGATGCAGGTCTACCCGGTCTGGATGGGTAAACGCGGGCTCCATCAGGTGTACCGCGTCTATCGCGACTCCATCGCCAACATCACCGCCGAGTACGGCGACTTCCACCCGGAGGCGCGGGCCAAACTCGAAAAGAAGTTCGGGCGCGACCTGACCGACCGCATGGAGATTCCGGTCTACGAATACTGGGACACGTGGTACCGCGCCGTTTGTGTCGATGACGTGGAGATTGTCCCTGTCACCGCGCACGAGTACGGCTACGTCCCGTGGACGATCCAGTACGGCGGGCTGGGCGAGTCGATGTTCTCCCGCGTGGACGGCGACCAGTCGTCCTACCAGGGCACGAATGGCGAGTTCTACCAGTTGGACAAGAGCCGTCAGGGAGAACGTGCCTACAAGGCCGTGCCGCTCCTGTACGTCGATCGGTTCAGCCACTCGATCTTCGAGGCCGTCATGGCCCGGCTCATCACCGGGTTCAAGCGCGAGATCAACCCGCCCATCATCCGCTACCGCTCGATCATGGCGGCGGGCACGGACATGCCGGAGTTCAGCGCGGCGGCGGGCGCGGTCAATGAGGCGATGCTGGGGGAGGAGCAGATTCAGCCCGTCCCCAACATGAGCAACAACCCGATCACCGGCATGATTCAGCAGACGCTCTTGACCGACCTGATGAGCAGCAACCCGAGCATGCAGGGCGCGCTCGATAAGACGAATCAGGCGACCGGATCGGCGCTGACACGGGTGGGGGAGGAAGGGCAGGAAATGCTCGTCCCCTTCTATCAGGCGTACGAGACGGCCAAGGCGCACCAGCTCAGCCAGATTCTCCAGACCATCGGCAACTTCGGCCACCTCGCCAAGTACGCGGGCGACACGCCCCGCCCGACGATGGTCCCGGCCCGGCGCAAGCGACAAGGGGAAGCGCCCGCGTTCGAGTTGAGCCGCGACCTGATCGACGCGGTGGGGCCGAAGGTCGAAGTGACCCTAACCAAGGTGAGCCCCGCCGACTGGGTGCCGCTCTTCAACGCGGGCAAGATCGGCGTGGAGGCCGGGTTCATCCTGCCGGACACAATCTACGAACTGGCGACCGGCAACTCCGACTACGACTCGTTCCTCGAAGAGTGGACGGAGCGGCAGGCGTGGTTCAACGCGATCACGCATCCGAAGTTCAACGAACTCTTCAACATCCCGGCCATGATCGCGGAGCAGATCAAGGAGTCGGACGGCGACCCCGACATGGTGCAGTTCTGGACGCAACGCCTCCAGGAATGGCTCCAGATGGCGCAGCAACAGGCGATGCAACAGGGACCGCCGGGGATGGGTGGCGGCGACCCGATGGCCGCGTTGCAGGGCATGGGGCAACCGGCCCAGCAGCAGGTCCCGCCGGGCGCGCTCCCGCCACCGCCGGGCTCTACCGTCGTCGCGCCGCCCACCACCAGCGGCGTCAGTCTCCCCAGCATGGGCATGGGGCCGGGTTCGCAAGGCGGGGCGGTCGGTCGCCCAGGAGGGTTCTAGGTCATGCCGCAGAAATCGAGCGGGACCGGCGGACGGGGAAGCATGATCCCGACGCCGCCCAAGGCCCCGGAATCACTACTTACCGGCAAGAAGAAGAAAACCACCCCATCCGGGTTCACGCAGCCGGTCGGAAGCGCCATCCCCTACGCGGGTGGCACGTCGGCGGGCAAGGCGTCGTCCACGGCGGCTGACCCGAAAAAGCAGGGCGGTCGCACGAGCGGCGGCGGCGGCGGCGTATCTGCCGGGTCCGTCTCCAACACGGCGATCAACGGCACGGGGGGCGGCAGCACGCCGGGGATGTTTACTGGCGGTGGCGTGGGAGCGCCGTCCGTTCCGGGCGCTGGCATGGGCGCGGCGTCGGCCCCGGCTACCGGGTTCGCGTCGCAGTACACGCCACAAGCACTCATCAACGGGCTCGACCCGAACATCATGGCGGCGGACATCCTCGGGCCGATGGGTGTCACCAACATGGACATCATCCAGGCGCTCGGCCAACTGGGTGAGTACGGCCTGTTGATCGACTTCCTGACGGGCGGGCCTGCCGACGAGCGAGGCGGGAACATGCTCGGGGATGCCTACAACAATCAGGCCGGGTTCATGCAGAACCTCATCACCGCGGGCGGCTCGATGCCGAACGCGAACGAACTCATGGACATCATCCTCAACGCGCCGCCGGATTCCTACATCGGGCAGTTCTTGCTCAGTCAGGGGCCGGAGGGCGTGAACCAGTTGCTCGAAGCGGTCATGGGCATCGGGATGACGCCCTACTACCGGCAGGCGGCGGGCTACGCGCTCGACCAGGAACTGCTCAACCAGCAGCGGGCGGAGGCCAAGGGCGACCTCGCCAGCCGGGACGGGTACTACGGCAACCTGAAATCCAACCCGCTCTTCGGCGGCTACTTCTAGGGGGGGGCGTGATGGCGTTCTTCGACCCGAATAACACCTACGGCGGAACCGACTGGGCGACGAAGAATCCGAACCTGCCGGGCGCGCAGGCCGCGCTCGACAAAGGCGGATGGGCCAATACGCCGTACGTCAAGAAGTATCTGGACCCGTCCATCCCGGAGGGGGTGTTCTTTGACCACCTCTCGCAGCGGGGATTGAACGGATGGGACGCGCAGTCGCAGTTCACGCAGGGTCTCTACGGGCGGGCGTTGACCGGGTACAAGGCGGCGCTCCGCCAGAACCCCGCGCTCGACTTCCGCACCTACCTACGGCACGAGTTCAGCGTCCCGGACGTGCGCGGCATGTTCGCGGCGCAGGGTCCCCACGCACGGGGCGGGGCCGGATTCGGGCGCACGCGCACAATTAGCTGGGGATAGTGCATGCCGCCGACGTTCTCCGGACTCAGCCGCAACGCCTCATCGCTGAACCGTCTCTCGCAGGCGGCGAAGGCGCTGGGGCCGGATCTGTTCAGCCCGACGCAATCGGCCCAGCCGATCAAGCAGGCGACGATGCAGCAGGCGTTCAAGATGCCAAGCGCGCCCACGTCGTTCGGGGGAAGCAGCGGGTTCGGGGCCGGAACGCTCGGCACGTCCTGGGCGAACGACAACTTGTTCAACCTGAAACTGCCATCGTTCGGCCCGCCCAACCTCGGGGGCGGGTTCGGTCAGCCCACCGCGCCCACGTCGTTCTCTGGTGGTGCGGGCGTCGGTTCGCTCGGCGGGGAGTACGCCGTCCTTGATCAGTACGACCAATGGTTCCAGGAAGCGGCGGCGGCAACCGGGATGCCGGTCAACCGGCTGAAGGCCATCGCCGCCGTCGAACGGGGCTGGGAAGGGACGAGCGTGGCGGGCGCGGTCGGCATCATGCAGATTATGCCCGGCATTTGGGGGCACCTCGGGAACGTCTACGACCCGCGCAGCAACATCATGGTTGGCGCGAAGGTGTTGCAGACGCTCACCAACCAGCACGGCGACATCGACACGGCCACCCGCGCCTACCTCGGGTTTGGCACGGACGCCTACGGCACGTCCGACGCGATGTACCTGGACCGGGTACGGCAGTTCGAGTCGCAACTGAACGCGAGCGGCGGATCGTTCAACGGCAGCACGCAGCCCATCAACGGGATGTGGGGCGGCAACCCGACCGGCAACGCCTACGTCGAAGCCGCGCTCCAGTATCAGGGCGTCGCCTACGTGTGGGGCGCGATTCCCGGAGCGAATCAGAACCCGTGGCAGACCGGATGGGATTGCTCCGGGTTTACGTACTTTATGAACCAGAAGTACGGAGACGGCTCACTTCCAATGGGAAGCCACTACCAGTACGACTACGCCGTCCGGACGGGCAAGTTGTTCACCAACCTGAACGCGCTCCAGCCGGGCGACCTCGTGTTCATCGACACGGGCTGGCAGGGCGGCGCGGGCGCGGAGTTGAACCGGGCGGGGCACGTCGGCATCTACATCGGCAACGGGCAGATGATCCACGCCGCCAACCCGAACCAGGGCACCATCGTGTCGTCGCTGTCGTCCTACGGCGGCATCCTCGGGGCGATGCACCAGACCGGCAGCGGCGGTGGGTACGCGCCGGGGATCAACGGGGCGATGGCCGCGTCCACGGGCCGGGGCTCGTCGCTCCGTGACTCGCTCATGGCGTTCTATCAGGGGAGACGTTAGATGGCGTCCACGTTCCGCGACCTCTTGCGCCAGCGCCTCGCCACCATGCCCGGACTGGGCACGGGCGGACCGGTTGCGACCAGCGCCGAAACCCGCACGGGCATCCCCGGTGGAGCGGCCCAGGCACGGGCGCTTGCCGCGCCGAATCAGGCTGACCCGATGGGGCTCTCCAACCAGGACCCGGCGTTCCGGGCGGCGCAAGAAGCGTGGGCGCTGTGGCAGCGGAAGCGGGCGTCCAGCGCGGCAGCGGGCGGTGGTGTCCCGCAGAGCGCGCAGTCCTACGACCAGCTCGTGAGCCGGGGGCCGGGCTATGGCAGCCAGGCGGCACGGGTGGCGAACGCGCAGCCGATCGCCGCTCCGCAAGCGCCCGTGGTGCCGCAGGTGCAGGACATCCGCAAGTTCGAGATGAACACGCAACTGCCATCCGGGACGGCAGCGCCACCAGAACTCCCCCCGGTCAGCGATGCCGAATGGGAGGCAGCGCGGCAAGAACAAATCCGTGCGTTCTCCTACTTGACCGCCGCGCCCAACGACCCGCAGGCACAGGCCGCGTATGACGCTGCCGTTGCTCGGGTGCAGGACCTTTCGTTGCGGCGCAATGGGCCAAACTACTTCACCGGCAAGAGCGCCATGGACCTGCTCGACGTTCCGCGCGACTTGATCGTGACGGAGATGGGTGCGAACGCCTACGACGTGGCGACGGGCAAGAAGCAGGACTGGGGCGCGGAGTGGGCAGCGGTCGCTCCGGGCAACTGGATGATCCCCGGCATCGACCAAACCCGGTTCACCCAGGACTTCGAGGCGTGGGTGGAGAACCCGGCCAACTGGCAGGCAATCCGCTTTGCCGCTGAGAACGGGTTTCAGGCGGACGAGAACAGCCCGCGCTTCACGGGTGGCCGGGCCGTGTGGGAGTTGTTCATCAACTCGGCCGGCACGGCTTACAAGGTGGCGGCGGACATCCTGCTCGATCCGTCGATTCTGGCGGCGCCCGCACAGCAGGTCGGCAAGGGCTTCACCCGGATCGGGGCAGCGGCCACGGCGGACGCCCGCCCAATGGCGGCAACGATCTACCGTGGGGCGGGGCGCGCGTTGTCGCTCCCACAGGATGTGCTCGACCGTTCCGTGGACGCCCCGTTCAATGTCATTGGTGACGCGATCGGCGGGACTATTCGCTACGTGGACGGCAAGTTGCGTCCCGGCAAGAGCGGCATCCTGGACGAATCGCTCTACGATCAGGGCGTGGAAGCCGCGAACACGCTGGACCGCTCCATCACCGCCTACGAGGGCACGCGACCAATTGATCCGGACGTGCCGGACGCCGGTCCGATGCCGCCGCCCGATGGTCCATCCAGCCCGTCCGGCATGCCGCGCTACACGATGGCGGTGGAGAACGGCGAGAACGTCATCCGCGATCCGCAGGGTGAGGTGGTGGAGCGTCTGCCGTATCAGGCGCAGACGGGACTCGAACCGCCGCGGGTGAACCGTGACGCGCAGCGCACGCTCGACCGGTACAACTTCGACATCGACACGGCGGAGTACACGCAGGCCGGGGCCGTGCTGCCGGACCGCAACCTTGGGTGGGCGGACCCGCGCTACAACGCCACGACGCGACAGGGCCGTGATCGGCCCATGACGATCACCGACCGGGCGGCGTACGACGCCACGATCCCGGCGGAGCAGCGCCAAGCCTTCTGGACCGAGGTCACGCCGCAGATCGAAGAGCACGTCCGGGTGATGGACGACATCCGCGCCCGCGAGATGTCCGCCGACTTCGGGCGGGGCGTGTCGTACGAGCGCGACTTCGTGCAGGGTGGCACGCAGCGCCATACCCCGGAGAAGGCGTTTGAGGAAGTGCGGCACGTCGCGGAGGACTTGATCCCAGCGTGGCGCAAGCACATCCAGGGACAGGACGTGCCGCCGTACCAGCGACGGTACACCGACCGCACCAGTGATGCGGCGTTGATCGAGACGGCGGTGTTCGGCTCGCGCGACGAGGCGATTGCGGCGCGCAAGCAACTGCGCATCAACGGAACGCGGATCGAGGGCTTCCGCGACGGCAAGGACTTCGTGGACCGGCTCGCCATGATGGCGAAGGATGTCAACGGCGAAGGGTTCCTCTCCACCGATCCCACGGCGGTCCGCTCCCGCGCCTATCGTGAGGCGATGCGGACGCAGAACCCGGACCCGGCAGCCATCCAAGAGGTTGCCCCGCAGGTCAACAGAAGAGTCGTTGGGCAAACACCAGGCGGGAACAACATTGAGCAATCGTTTGACCCAACCGACACGACTGGGTTCAAGAGCATATTCCAATCTCAGGACGAACTCATTGGTGGGCAGTATATTGTTCGCCAGGATGGGCTCGGAGGGCCTTGGCAAGTCCTTCGGAGTGGCGACAATACGGTGCTTGCTTCGTTCCCCACCGAAGAGGCAATCATCATTGATGGGGTGGCATACCAACCAGGAAAGATAGCGGCGCGCGCTGAGGCGGATCGTTTGATTGCCGCGCTGCCGGATGCCGTCGAGCGATCCATCGACCAGGCGACGATCTCTGCCCCCGACATGGCGCCGCCGGTTCTGCCGGAACCGAAGACCACGCCGCAGGGCCGGAAGAAGCCGGAGCACATGCCGTGGGACGACACGCTTGACGACGACATGGCGCTCCGGATGGCGAACGCCAAGGTCAACTGGCGCACCTCCACCGGCAACGCAATCAAGGGCGGGCAGGCCCGCTCCGTGGTCGTGACCCCGCGCGGCAAGGGCACGAAGGGCATGGATTCGGTCACGATCCAGTGGCGGGAGACCCGCGACGGGAACGTGTGGGACGTGCGCCAACCCGGTTCGCTCACCGAGAACGCCGCCACGATGACGACGTTGCAGGACGCCATCGAACTGGCCGACGAACTGGTGAACCTCGTCAAGAAGGGGCTCGTCGCACCGGACAAGAAGACGATTCAGGCGGTTGAAGCGGTCATCGAGCAGGTGCGGCAGATTGACGAACGCGCCCGGTTCGCGGCTCGAACGCAAAACCAGCGTCCGGCGTTCGTTCGTCAAGCCATTGAGGAGATGCCCGCTGACGAGTTTGCGCGCTTCGCCTCACTTCCTGCCAGCGCGCAACAACGCCTCATGGACGAGGCATACCAGAACGAACTCACGCGGCTCCAATCACTTGTGCGTGAAAGCGACGACGAGTTCGATCAGTTCTTTATCAAGGGCGTCGCCAACGGTTCTTATACGTCTCGCGACATCGTGAAGGCGCAAGCCGACTTCGATCGGCTCAAAGACTATGGCATGTTGCCTGACTCCAAGGATATCTCGGGCGTCGTAGAACCGAACACCCGCCGCCTGATGACGATGGACAATCCGGGGCTGCGCGAGGCGTACGGCATGGTCGAAGGGCCGGGCGACACGTTGGCCCGCTCCGCCGCCGACACGTCGCACGTCGGGCTCGCCCACCAGATCGGCAAGATCACGGCGGAGGACTACGACTACCTCTCGCAGGTTGTGACCTACAACGACAAGCCGATGCGGCTGTGGGAGGCGTATGAGGCCGCGCTGCACGACTTCCGGGGCGACAAGACCAAGGCCAAGAACGCGCTGGTCGATCAACTCGTCTCCCCCGAGGTCCGAGCCGTCAACGCCGAGTTCCGGATGACGCCCGCCGAACGCAAGGCGGCGAACGCGGCGAAGTCCCGCACGCGCCGGGTGCTCGGCGCGGTGCTCCGTGGCTACGACGCCTGGACCAACTTCTACCGCCAGCGGATCATGTTCAACTGGGCGCGCGGTGGGGCCGGTATCCTAGCCGACCAGATCGAGCGCACCTACTCCCTCTCCCTGAACCGCGAGTACCGTGCCGCGCTCAACTCCTGGGACATCCGCACGATCCGGCGCTTCATGCAGGACGAACGCGGCAAGGAACTGGTGCTCGACGCCATCGACTCGGTGGGGCACTACCGCAAAGTCCACGGCAAGAACCCGCCCGCCGACTGGTTGCAGATGGTCGAAACCCGTTTCATGGAAGGCGGGAACAAGAACGTCGCGGGCGAAGGGCTCGGCTGGGTCTACAACAAAACCCCGCTCCGGGCGACCGCCGACCCGTTCATCCGCGATCTGCGGGTGAGCATGGACCGCCACGCCCGGTATCAGCTCGGCATGGCGGCGTGGGACCGCAACCTCGCGGACGGCCATCTGCGGATGCGCGGGCTAGTCCGTACGCAGGCGGAGAAGAACGGGCTGAACGGCGACGAGGCCGTGCGCGCGTTCGATGCGTTCGCCAAAGAAGAGGGCGGCTATTACTCCGGCGACATGGTGTACCAGTGGGCGCGCGACTTCGGCATGGTGGACGGGCGCGCAAAGCGGCTAGGCCGCGACTGGGCGGAGATCAGCAATGGGGCGAGCAGAGCCGCCGACGAGCGGGTACGCAAGTTGCTCTTCTCCTATAAGATGACCAACGCCGACAACATCCTGCGGCGGGGCATGTTGTTCCACTACTGGATCAGCCGCGCCGCCGTACTCCATGCCCGCACGACGTTGCAGAACCCGTGGCTCCTGAACGCCTACGCGAACGCCTGGAACGCGATGGAGAAAGAGGCGGAGGCGAACGGCTATCCGCCCAACATTATCGGGTTCACGAAGCTGATGCAGTCGGAACTCGGGATGTACGCGCTCGTCTCTCCCGCCAACCTGCTCGTCCCCTTTTTCTTCCTGATGGAAGGGGCGGCGAGCGAGAACCAGGACCCCGGCGTGCTTGGCTTCATCCGGCGCTGGGGCGGTTTCATCAACCCACAGATCGAAGCCGCCGCGGCGATCCTCGGGTTCCACAACCGGGTGCCGGACCTGACCGGGACCACGGCGGTACGCCGGGCGCTTCGGGTCACGATCAACTGGCTCAACAACAACGGGTACGCCGGACTCGTGCCGGATGCGATGGGCGAGGAAGGGACGTGGCAGGAGTCGTGGCTGGATCAGTACATGGTCTGGGGCGTCGGCAAAGCCAATGCGTTCATGCGCGCCGTGACCGGCGGCGAAGACAGCCCGCTCAATGAGTTCGTGACGTACGACACGGGCGGCTACGAACAAGACCAGATGCAGACGATCCTCCTGGACTTCGCGGAGGCGGAGTTTGGTGGGACGGCGGACACGTGGACCGACGCTCAGTGGGACAAATACTTCGTGGCGCAGACCGCGATTATGACCGGATCGAAGGGGAACGACCTCTCCGACCAGACGATCGACGCCTACAGCGATGAGCGGTTGCTGGGCATCGGGCTAACCACCGTCATGCCGGGCGGCGTTGTGCAGCGGTACGCTCCGCGCGATCAGGATCTCATCGGCAACCGGGAGGGCGACCCGAACGCATCGCTCCGGCGCGATCTCGCCACAGCGGGCAGTCCGCAAGACGCCGAACTGACCGCGCTCCATGAGCGATTCAAGAACCTCGGGGACGAGCGCGAGACGGCGCTGTGGGACGGGTACTGGTCCATCGTGAACCCGGACAACGTGGGTGACGGCGACGTGCTCGTGATCGGCAACGAGCGGTACTTCGGCCACCAGATCAAACGGATGAGCGAGCCTGAGCGGGAAGCACTGGCGAAGCGGTGGCTCAACTCATACGACGGGCAGGCGGAGTTCGATGCCTACGGCGAGAAACGCAAGACGTTCCTGGCCGAGCATCCGGAGTACGGCGACTTCAAGGAGTACCAGAAGGGCGTCTACGGGTACGACGGCGGCGTACGCAAGTGGCGCGAGCGCCAGGCGATCAAGGACAAGCAGTTTGCCGCCGAGCAGGAATCGGTCCGGGCGCGCTACGCATCGCAGGGCAAGAGCGGTGAAGTGCTGGAAGCGGAACTCGACGGCTGGGCGGGATCAATCGCCGGGTACAAGGCCGCGTCCGGTTACCGGGACAGCTCGTACGATCCGCCGATGGACGAAACGGTGCAGGACTTCGGCTTCACCGCTGACACCGGGGGCGGCAAGACATCCGCGCCGTCCGCGCCCAAGAGCACGCCGCAGAAGATCGGAGACACGATCACCCGGTACTACGAACGGCTGGACGCGGCGACGTTGCAGTTAGCGGCGGCGGGCTACGACGAGTCCGTGGTCGATCTGGTCAACCACCCCTACTACGGGGCGACGCTGCAACCGTTCGACATCCCGGAGATGCCGGACGAGGTGCGCCTGTACCTCGCGTGGCAGGAGCAGCAACCGAAGGGCGCGGACACGTCCGTTGAGGCGTATGTGCGCTTCCTTGAGTCGTTCGCACTCAGACCTGCGGCTTGATGTACTCATTGAGCGGAACCCAGCGCGGCTCCGATTCATCTTCCCACCAGTCCCAGTCGAGGACATCGGTCAACGACGGCTCATCAAGGTTGAACGCGAAGGAGTCGGCCCGAAGCACGTGTTCGTTCTCTGATGGGCTGGCCCATTTCAAGAGCAGGTCCGGATCGTTGCACGTTTCGTCAATGATCGCGTGTCGGTTCATCTCGTCCCTCCGCCCGGATTCTAGCACCGCCCGGAGTTGTCCATAAATACGTGACTGTTTGGTTGCGTATTATGCCCATCCCTGCTAGGATGACGGCATTGGCGTACGTGGCGTACGACCATGGCGTACACATGGGGATGGTATGGACCCGATCGACGAAGCCCTATCCGCCGTATTCGATGACGCTCTCGCTGACGAAACTGCCATTGAGGCAGCGGTGCCAGCGTCGGATGATGCGCCGGACGAAGAGGTGATCGCGGACACCGCCACCGAGGACACGGACGAGACTGCCGCGCCGGACGAGACGGAGGACGCGGAACCCCTTTCCGCCGAAACCGCCGACCCCGAGCCGGAACCCGCCGCTGAACCGGTCGCTCCCCAGGCAGCCGAACCCGCGAAGCCGTCGTGGGAATCCGACGAGAACCCGTACTTCGTGCAGGCGAAGAAGGCCGAACAACTCCGTGCCGCGCTCCTGGAGCGCCAGCGGCAAGAGGCCACCGCCAAGCGGATTCGTGACCTCTCCGACGATGACCCCGCCCGGATCGCTGAGATCCAGTCGCTCGTGCAGGAGAACGTGACGCCCTACGTGGGGCAGATCGGACGCCTGGAAACAGAACTGGAAACCGCTGCCAAGCTCGCCACGGTCTACGACGAAGCCGCGCAAAGCATTCTGCCGCCGGACCTGTTGAGCAAGATCCAGACGGAAGTGCATCGCCTGATGACGATGCCGGGGAATCCCCAGTCGATCAAGCTCGACATCGAAACCCGGAAGCAGGAACGAGCCGCGTATCAGGCGGAACTTGCCGCCCGTGATCGTGAGATCGCGGAGCTGCGCAAGCAAGTCACGGCGAAGGCGCAGGTAGCCGACCGGGCTGCCCGCAAGGCCGACGTGGTGGCGAGTTCGCCGGGGAACGTGGGCACGGGTGCGCGCGATCGCTTCAACGCCGCAACGACCTATGACGATGCGATCGACGCCATTCTGTCGGACCTCCCAGGGAGGGCCGCATAAGGGCGTTCCACCAATAGGAGTACACCGTCGTGGCAGCGACGACAACGAACCGCGCACTCACGCAGTACGTGGCCGACACCGTTTCCGACCTCTTTATCCGAGACGTTCCGGACTGGACCGATAAGCAGCGATGGGAAGATGCGTTCTTCCTCTCCAAGATCGGCCGCGCCTCCGGCCCGTCTACCCCGATGCTCAAGGCCGAATGGGGCTGGGGATCGCCGGACCCCGTGCAGGACCAGTTGGCGGAAGCCCTCGATTCCAGCGAAACCGACGTGGACGTGGACAACGGGTCCTACTTCCAGGTCGGCTCGGTCATCAAGGTCGATTCCGAAAGCATGCGCGTCACGGCCATTTCGAGCAACACCCTGACCGTCGTGCGTGGCTTCGGCGGCACGACCGCGGCGGCGCACAACGACGACAGCAAGGTTGAACTCATCGGCGTGGCGATGGTGGAGAACGCGGACGATCCGCTCTCCCCGATCACGCAGGGCGAGGTGGACTACAACTACCACCAGCTCTGGCAGTTCGGTTGGCAGTTCAGCGACCGCGCCCGCCTGACCCCGACGTACGAGACCCGCAACAAGCCGGGCGACCGGTTCCAGCAGGAACTCAAAAAGAAGATGAAGTACACGGCGCCGGTCCAGTTGAACCGCGCCTGTCTCTTCGGACGGCGCGCCATCGGCTCCACCTCCACGGCGTCCGCGATGGGCGGCCTGGCGGAGACCAGCTACGTCACCACGCGGTCGAGCCTGTCGTCCGCGCCGCTGACCGAGTACGACCTGTTGAACAGCATCCAGACCGTCTGGTTGCTGGTCGGCGCGGACGCGATCGGCAAGCGGATCATGACCAGCGCCTTCACCAAGCGGGTCATCAACTCCTGGTACAACGACATCCGCCGCTCAGGCACAGGCGACTCCAAGATCAGCCTGACGTGGGACTCCATCGAGACGGACTTCGGCACGTTCGGGATTGACATTGAATCCCAGTTCGACCGGATGGACGGCGAGAAGGACAACCTCTACCTGCTGAACTACGACGACTTCAAGCTCCGCCCCTACGCCTCCTCAACCGGCTGGCAGACGGGCGTGCGCGCGACGGACGGCCCGTACAAGTTCGGCTTCCTGCGTGGCGACTGGACGCTCCTCTCCGAGATGCCGGACAGCCGCCTCCACCTGCACACCTACAGCACGTCAAACTCTGACTACGCTGGATTTGCGTAACGCCTCCGGGGCCGGTCACGTGACCGGCCCCTACACCGTCCCAGTGGGACGAGGCCCAGCGTGGGCTTGAAAGGAACCGAGTTCATGGCGACGAGAGTACGGAACGCGGAAGACGTGGCGGCACTGTTCGAGGCCGATCTTGCGGCCAACCACGAACAGGCGATGCCACAGCCGTACATGCCGACGAGTCGATCCAGCGGGCGCAAGCACTACTTCCGGTCGGATCACGGCTGGCGCAACCCGAGCGTTCGCATCCCCGGCGTTCCGGAAGGGAACCTGACCGAGAAGCAGTACGGGGCGCTGCGCCGGGTCTACGAGAAGAAGTACAGCGAGGCCGAACGGCTCCGCCATGAGCAGGTCCGTGAGGCGAACGGGGGCGAGTGGTACATCCAGTTCCAGCACATCCCCAACCGCTTCGAGAGTTACTTCGAGACCGATTCCGACATTCTGGCCGACTACCTCCGCGACGAGATCGCGGCCGGCCGGATCACCTTTGCCTATGAGGACGCGCGTGTCGATGCCAGCGATTCGCTGGCCCACATGCCCGTCCACCGTGCCGCCGCCGCGCTCCGTGTCCAAAAGGCGCGGGGTGAGGCCGCGGCCTAACGAGGGATCACGATGGCCGTCACGAAAGTTGGGCTTGCCGCCGATACGATTGTGGCGGCCACGTATGAGGCGGGCAGCGCCCCGACGACAAGCGACGATGGATACCGGCTCGCGCCCGGCAACCGTGTTCCCCGTTCCCGCGTCCGCACCTTCTTCGACTACACCGGCAGCGTCACCGCCTGCAACGTGCGGATCTACACCCGTGAGCCGGGCGGGACCGCCTGGTATCGCGGGATCAGTACGAACGAGTCCGGGTACCCGCTTGCACCCGCGTCCGGCGACGAGTCGCGCGATTGGGACGTGGGCGAGCAGGTGGAGTTCACGTTCGTGGTGGAGGCGATCAGCCCCGGCACGAGCGGCAACACGGTGGCGATCAAGGCGGCGGGGGTGAGCCGATGAGCGCGGCAAACCCCACAGGGATCGCGACGCCCTACCC